ACGTTCATCCCCGCCGTCTGGTCGGCCAAGATGAATGCCAAGTTCTATGCCGCCTCCACTTTCGCAGACGTGTCCAACACGAGCTGGGAAGGTGAAGTCTCCAACATGGGCGACAAGGTCATCATCAACACCGCGCCTGACATCACCGTGTCTAACTACACGGCCGGCACCAACCTGTCGTACCAGGCACCCACCCCGAGCACGCAGGAACTGGTGATCGACAAGGGCAAGTATTTCGCCTTCCAGGTGAACGATGTGCTCGCGTTCCAGTCGCAGCCAAACCTGATCGACACGTTCTCCGAGAACGCCGCAGAGCAGATGCGTACCACGGTGGACTCGATGTGCTGGTACAACACCTTCTCGGGCGCAGCCGCGGCCAACAAGGGCGCAACGGCCGGTGTGAAGTCTGGTAGCTACAACCTGGGCACCGACCTGGCACCAGTGGCCCTGACGAAGGACAACGTGCTGGCCCTGATCCTGCAGATGGCCTCCGTGCTGGATGAGCAGAACATCCCCGAGTCGGATCGCTGGCTGGCGCTTGATCCGTTCACCCGTTCGCTGCTGTTCCAGAGCGATCTGGCCAAGGTGGACATCACCGGTGATGGTTCGAGCCCCGTGCGCAACGGCATGATCGGCACGATCGACCGCTTCAAGTCGTATGTGACCAACCACATGCCTCGCGCGGTGGCTGGCACCGCTACGCCATGGCTGTCGGGTGACGGCTCGGAGAACTCCGTAACGTCCGCCAGCAACCTGAAGCGTCGCGTGATCATCGCCGGGCACAAGTCGGCTATGACCTTCGCCTCGCAGATCACCAAGATGGAGACGATCCGCAACCCCAACGACTTCGGTGACTACATCCGGTCGCTGAACGTGTTCGGGTTCAAGGTGGTCAAGCCCGAGGCCATGACCGTGGCCATCGTCGCCTGATAGACCATAGACACTAACGTGTTAGTGTTATAGAATGACCCCGGCCCCAGCGCCGGGGTTTCTTTTGGGCAACCTGCAAATGCAATCTCTGGACAAATTCATGCCGCGACTGCTCCCCTGGGTGACCGGATGCCCGGTGCCCTTGGCGCAGCAGGAGCTTGTCCGCTCGGCCATTGCGTTTTGTGAAGAAACCAACGCTATTTGCACAGATACCGGCCCGATCAACATCGTGGTTGGCGGGGCTGAATATGACAGTGAGATCGACTTCGAGCAGGAATTGACCCGCGTGATGGGTGCCTGGTTGGGTGATACCCCCATCGGCCTCCTCGGACCAGGTCACCACAGCGAGAACAACGGGCACGCCGTCGGAGTGCGGGTGAGTTCGATGAACACGGTCACCCTGGTGCCGACACCAGACACCCAGATCACCGGGCAGTTGCGACTGCGCGTGGCCACGCGACCGAAGATCACCGCTAAGCGCCTGGATGACACCCTGCTGAACAAATGGTCGGAGGGCGTTGTTTTTGGTGCAATCGCCCGGCTCGCCGCCCTACCCGGCCAGCCGTTCAGCGATCTTACCCAGGCGCAATCTTCTGACGTGCACTTCTGGCGCGCTGTCAACCGAGCACGCATAGAGTCGCGCCGAGGTGAAGTTGCATCGTCACTGCGGGTTCGCAGCTACCCACTTGCCTAACGGAACACCATGCCAATCCCAGCACAATCCATCATCCGCCGCTGCATTGAAACGCTGCAAGACAACACATCCATTCGCTGGCCTGTCAGCGAGCTGGTGCGCTACCTCAACGACGCGCAGCGCGAGGTGGTGCTGTACCGACCGGACAGCATGGTCACGAACGCCACGCTGACCTGCACGGCCGGAACCAAGCAGGTGCTGCCGGCCAACGGAGCCAAGCTGATCGAGGTGGTGCGCAACGCCGCAGCCACGGGCACCAAACGCGCCGTGCGCATGGTCAATCGGGAAATTCTGGACGCTCAGTTGCCTGGCTGGCACATCATTCCCGGCACCGTGGACGCGCTCCACTTCATGTACGACCCGCGTGATCCGCGAGTGTTCTACGTCTACCCACCCGCCCTGGCGACCACGCAGCTTGACATCGTGTATTCGGCTTACCCGACCGATATCACCGAGCCGGCCGATGGCGCGCTTTACACCGCCGTGACCGGCAATATCAGCCTGCCCGACATCTACGGCAACGCGGTGCTGGATTACATCCTGTACCGCAGCTACACGAAGGACTCGGAGTACGCCGGCAACGCCCAGCGCGCCCAGGCGCACTACGCGGCATTCAACAACGCCCTGGGCAACGAGATCAAGGCTACTATCGCCATTGCACCCAACCCGGTCGGCAATCCGAACCGTGGCACCGCCCAGGCGGCCGGCTAAGGGGTAGGGCATGTCGCTGCCGACCGTCGCCGTCACCTTCATTGCCTACGACCAGAACGGAGGCCCGGTGGCGGGTGCTCGCGTTCAGGCCCGCCTGGATCGCACCGAGATTTACCAGGGCTTCGTGGTCCCCGAGCAGGTCGAGGTGGTGGCGGACGCCCAAGGTCGCGTCGTCCTTGATCTGTGGCCCAACGTGCTGGGGGTAGCGGGCTCCACCTACCGGGTGCGCGCCTGGAACCCGGACACCGGCCGCAAATTTCTGGATGCACCGGCCCTGGTGCCCGATGCGCCTTGCCTACTGAGCGAGATCCTGGTCGATGAGCCGCCGATTGGCTACGACGCAGCCACGCAGGCCCTGCTTGCGGCGCGTGAAGCCCGCGATGATGCCCGCTTGGCACAGGCCGCAGCCGAGGCAGCGGAGCTGGAGGCCACCCGCCAAGCAGAGATTTCAACGGCCAGCGCCATCGAGTCCACAGCGCAGGCCGCCATTGCGACCACCAAGGCTATCGTGGCCACGGCGCAGGCCACTACAGCCACTACCCAGGCGCAGCTGTCAGCCGTCGCCCGTGTCGGGTCAGAGGTGGCACGCGATGCCGCACAGCTCGCTGCCGGCATCTTCGAGAGCGTCACCGCTGGCCTGCTGGCCACTACGGTGGGCCGCTACTTCAGCGTGCCGTCCGAGCTGGACTCGGAGTTTTTGATCCTGTACCGCCACGACGCGGGCGGCGTGGCCACCGAGATTCAGCGCTACCCCAGCGTGGCGGGCATCGAGTACACGGTCGCCAACGTGGTCCACGTCAAGAGCAACGGCAACGACGACGCACGATGGCCTAGTCGTGGAAGACAGCCGTCCGCACCATTCGAGCGGGCGCTCGGAGATGGCATGGGCCAACCCCGAGNCGACGTTGATCGAGTNGGCGCCGCAGTCCNNGGTCTACACCAACGGCCACCTGGACATGCCCGACAACTGCGTCATCAAGGCCTCGCATCGCACGGTCTTCGTGCGCCCGAATCCAGGCTACGAGGAGCGCAACGTCTTTCGCATGGGCTCGGGCTGCTTCCTGGAGGGCGTGATGTTCGAGGGCTGGAGGCTGGACAGCCTGACCAATCCGACCGAGGGCTTCGCCGTCTCCTTCCGCCCAGGCGCCGTCATACGCCGCGTGCCCTACGCGCACAAGATTGCAGTGCGCTCCATCCCGACCTGGGGCGTGATTGCCCCACCGCTGGACCGCAACAACGCCAACCCCGAGGTGCCTCGTGGCGGCGGCGTGGCGCTGGCCGATGGCCTGGTGTGCAGCCAGTATTCGATCTTCCCCAACATCATGACCTGGGGCGCAACACCCGTCACGCCCAACGGCATCGGCTACTGCGCCAAGAACGGCGGCCTGATCAACGCGGTCAACGCTGTTTCGATGTGGTCGCACAAGCACTTCCAGGCGCTCGACGGCGGCCAGATCATCCTGTCAGCTTGCTCCACGCAGTTCGGTGACTACAGCCTGCATGCCAAGGGTTTCCGTCATATCGTCTACCCCACGGAGGTCAACGTCACGCTGACCCCGCAGCCGGCCGCAGCCGACGCCATCGCGGCAGCCGAAGCCGACCTCATCAACACGATGTGGGGCGCGCTGGCGTTCTACAACTACGTCGATGGCTGGAGCGAGCAGCTGCAGGCGCTCACCCGTGCCGACGCAGCTACCTTGCTGCAGTGCCTGCGCTGGACGCTCAAGTCCGCCAACGAGCAGCCCATGCTCGACTTTGCCAAGGGCTTGTTCAACACGGTGGGCCAGCCGGTCTTTGCCGCCGACAAGCTCGACGCCTTCCTGTTTTCGTTCAACCAGCTGCGCATGTCGATCAAGGCGCTGCCTGGCGTGAGCGCTGCCGCTGCCGTGCTGGTGGATGCGCTGATCGACGCCCTGATCCTGACGGTGCAGTCGCCTACCCGGCGCAAGGAGCCCAGCCGCATCACGGCCATCGGCCACACCTGGACCGCTGTCATGTCGGGTGTCGCGCTGACCAAGATTCCCCCGGCGCTCAACAACGCCACCATCTCCGACTCGATCCTGGAAGAAAACGAAGGCGTGGTGATCGCCTCTGGCCAGGACGACCAGGGTAACGCGCTGTTTGTGGGCGGCCTGCAGATCAATGCCGACACCGGCGAACTTGGCGGCCCGCCATTTGACCAGGCCGTGCGCCGCGTGGCCACGCGCGCTGCCATTTCCAGGAGCTTCTGACCCATGCCACGCATCACTTGCAAAACGCCGTCCACTGGACGCCCCGTGAACCTGACCGTCTCCAACATCGGCACGGGCTGGACCACGCTGGCAGAGGCCCCTGATTTCTCGGTGCCTGACGCGAGCAACACCTTTTCCAGCCGAGACCCCAATGACTCCAGCCGCGCCATCCGGGCGGGCGAGATTTTCCTGCTTACACCCCTGTTTGCGCGCAACAAGACCACGAGCGACTGCTGGATCGAGGTGCGATTGATGCAGGAGAGCGGCGCAGCTATCGAGTGCCCTGGTCGCATGGTGGTGCCTGCGGGCGACACAGCACTGGTGCCGGTGCAGGGCCGCTCGCTGGTCAAGCGCGTGGCGACCAGCTCCTCAGGCGACCGCCTGCAAGTGCGCGCCCAGACCGCAAGCGCCCTGGACCTGTGGGCGACCGCAGAAGAAAAGCCTTCGGCTGAACACATTGGAGTGATCTGATGAGCATGTTGAGTGACCAGAAACTGTTGTCAGGCCGCGCCGCATTGGTCGGCCAGGCGCTTGTCAAGGAAAACCCGAAAGCCCTGAGTCCCAAGGTCTTCGAGGGCGCCGTGGTGCAGGGCGACGACAAGCTGATGCACTACTCGGACGGCGAGCGCTGGATCGGCGTCGCCCCGGTGCTGTCTACCTTGTTTGATGCGGGCAACGCGGCAACGACCTACGAAGGTGGCGCCAAGCTCGACCTGGGGAGCGCGCAATCATGAGTTTCGGCGGCTCCATCATCCAGTTCGCCCTGCGCGGCGACACCCGCACCCGCTGGGTACAGTTCAACCCCATCCTGGCCGACCGTGAGTTGGTCCTGGAGACCGATACCGACCAGTTCAAGATCGGTGATGGCGTGACGCACTACGTGGACCTGCCCTATGGCGGCCTGCTTGGCCCAACCGGCCCGATTGGCCCGGCGCCGGCCATTATTGGCACCTTGCCTTCGGTCGGCATCAACCCGCAGCTGACGCTCTCGCAAGCTTTCCCGCAAGCGGGTCGCAGTGATGGTGTGGTCGATGAGTCCACCCGCGACTTCTGGGCGTTCGACGGCGTGCAGTGGATCAATACCGGCAAGCTCGCTGGCCCCACCGGGCCGGTTGGACCAACAGGACCCATAGGCGAGACGGGGCCAACTGGAGCGACTGGCCCAGTCGGCGCGGGCTCCTCAGTGCCCGGCCCCACTGGACCCACCGGACCCACGGGTGCGGACTCTTTTGTGCCTGGCCCAACGGGTCCCATGGGTCCAACAGGTTACACCGGAAACGCCGGCCCTACCGGCCCCACGGGGCCCACCGGAGCCGCTGGGTCTGCATCAACAGAGCCGGGGCCTACCGGTCCTGCTGGCCCAACCGGCCCGGTTTCCACCGAACCTGGACCAACAGGCCCCACGGGCCCGACCGGCCCCAAGGGGGAGGACTCGACCGTCCCTGGCCCGACCGGCCCAGCCGGTGCTGATGGTGAGGGTTCTGTGGTGCCCGGTCCAACGGGGCCAACCGGACCGGCGGGTGCCGATTCAACCGTCCCCGGTCCGACTGGGCCAACCGGCCCCACGGGACCCACCGGTCCGTCTGGCGATGCGTCGACCGTGGCCGGGCCAACAGGACCGACCGGCCCGACGGGTCCCGCCGGTCAAGGTGTTCCGATGGGTGGCACCACGGGGCAAACGCTCATCAAGAAATCCAGCGCTGATTTTGATACGGAGTGGGGTGGTGCTACGGGTGACTATGTGCCTGTCGTGGATGGTCCAAATGGCGCTGGTCAAGTTCCAGCAGGCACCACCGCGCAGCGCCCCAGCGTGCCGGTCAACGGCATGATTCGCTACAACACCACACTGGCGGTGTTTGAGTACTACTCCAACGGTGAGTGGGTGTTTGGCGCATCGGTCATCCAGGCGACTGATTACGGCGAAGCATCCTGGACTGTTTCCGGAACTTATACATGGGCCTGCCCCGCTGGTGTGACAGCAGTAAATGCCGTTTGTGTGGGTGGCGGCGGCGGTGGACGCAATTCGAGCTCAGGGTTTGCAGGGGGTGGCGGCGGACTGGCTTGGAAAAATAACATTGTGGTGGTCCCCGGCACTTCGTACACCGTTGTGGTGGGCGCTGGTGGTGCACTTGCAGGGGCTGGTGGAAACAGCTTTTTTATTGATGGCACTACCGTACAGGCTTACGGTGGAACTGCTGGCTCCGCAACGCCTAGTACAGGTGGTGGTTACTTTGGCGACGGAGGCGGGTCAGGGGGTACAGCCGGCGCCAATGCGAGTAGCAATATTGCCGGGTCAGGAGGTGGCGGCGCAGGAGGGTATTCGGGCTCAGGTGGTGCTGGCGGCGGCGCCACCAGCAGCTCTACTTATCCAGCCGGTTCTTCTGGCGAAGGTGGCGGTGGCGGTGGCGGTGGCAGTGTTACCGGTTCCGGAACCGGTGGCGGTGGCGGTGGCGTCGGTCTTTATGGACAAACCACTTCTGGCGCAGGAAGCACTGGAGCTGTTCGCGGCCTTGGCGGCTCTGGCGGCGAAGGAGGAGGTTCCGCCACATCAGGCGGACAGTTCGGCGGCGGCGGAGCAAGTGGTGGCTATGCTGGGGGCGCTGGAGGATCAGGCGCTGTTCGCATCATCTGGGGACCAAACCGCGCTTTCCCCGCAACTAACACAGGGTACATAGCATGACCGACCTCTACAGCTACAAGGGGTCGTTCCCCTACGCCCTGCCAAAAGACATGACCGGCTACGACATGGCCGACTTCACATTGGCCGGACCCAAGCCTGTCCTTCAACCCGGCGAAGTGCTGGAGTGGCAGGACGGCAACTGGCTGGTGCGCGGCCCCAGTGCTGCCGAGCAGGCGCTGCAAATCCACGGCCAGCGCCAGGCGCGCAACCTGCTGCTGACCGGCAGCGACTGGACGCAAGTGGCCGACGCCCCGGTCGATGCGGCCGCCTGGGCACTGTACCGCCAGGCGCTGCGCGACGTGACGGCGCAGGCCGGCTTTCCCTGGACGATTGACTGGCCGGTGGCACCATGAAGATTGCTGTCTATGCCATCAGCAAGAACGAAGCGGATTTCGTTCGCACGTTCTGCGAGTCGGCCGCTGACGCCGACCTGATCGTGATTGCCGACACCGGCAGCACCGATGGTACGGCTGAGCTGGCCCACGCGTGCGGCGCCGTGGTCCACGACATTTGCATCAGCCCCTGGCGCTTTGACCGTGCCCGGGACGCAGCGCTGGCCCTGCTGCCACGCGACATTGACGTGTGCATCAGCCTGGACCTGGACGAGCAGCTGGAGCCGGGCTGGCGCGCGGAAGTGGAGCGCTGCTTCACCGAAGGCGTGACCCGCATGCGCTACCTCTACGACTGGGGCAGCGGTGTGGCGTTTTTGAGCGACAAGATTCACGCCCGCCACGGCTACCACTGGCATCACCCGTGCCATGAGTCGCTGCGCGCCGACGGCCGCATCACGGAAACATGGGCGAGCACCGACCGGCTGCTGATCACGCACCACCCGGACCCTACCAAGAGCCGCGGGCAGTACCTGGAGCTGCTGGCGATGTCGGTGGCTGAAGACCCGATGTGCCCGCGCAACGCCTTTTACTACGCCCGCGAGCTGACGTTCTACCGCCAGCACGAGGAAGCTATTCAAGCCCTGCAGGCCTACCTGGACAACCCGCGCGCCACCTGGGCCAGCGAGCGCTCGGCCGCCATGCGGCTGCTGGGCCAGTCCCACGGCCACCTGGGCCACCAGGCCGACGCCGTGCGGTGGTGCCGCCTGGCCTGCGCGGAAAGCCCCGGCGAGATTGAGCCCTGGGTGGCCTTGGCCGAGCAGCTGCACGACCAGTGCGACTGGCTGGGTTGCTACACAGCCTGCCTGAGTGCCATGTCCATCAAGACCTACGCCAAGACCTACCTGGCCGACCCTGCAGCCCGAGGCCCGAAGGTGTTTGACCTGGCCGCCCTCTCGGCCTACCACCTGGGCCGCTTCGAGGAAGCCGTGCAGTACGGCGAGCACGCCCTGCGCCTGGCCCCGGACGACCAGCGTCTGGCCGACAACATGACCTGGTATCGCGCGGCCATAGCCGGCACCACCCATCAAGGAGCACAGCATGTCGAGTAACCCCGTGGGCGGATCGGTGATCCAGTTGTCGCTGCGCGGCGACACGCTGGCCCGATGGACCGAGTTCAACCCGGTGCTCAACGACCGGGAGCTGGTGCTGGAGACTGACACGCGCCGCTTCAAGATTGGCGATGGGGTGTCGGCCTATCAGGACTTGGCCTACGCGGGCCTGGCCTCCCAGCATGCGCCGGTCACGACGGTCACGGGCTCGGCCATCGACCTGTCGGCGGGCAGCTTCTTCAAGAAGACTGTGGGCGCCCCTACGGCTCTGACCGTGAGCAACACGGCCCCGGCCGGCTTTGCCAGCCGCTTCACGCTGCAGCTGACCAATGGCGGCTCGCAGCCCTTGACCTGGTTTGCGGGCATTCGCTGGCCTGGTGGCGTGCTGCCGGCGCTCTCGGCCGCAGGCGTGGATCGTTTGAGCTTCTTCAGTGATGACGGCGGCTCGACCTGGTACGCCGACGTGCTGGCCCTCAACAGCAAGGTGGCCGCATGACCGCGCCGATCAACACTCACCCCTTGTGGGAAGCCACCCGCGACCTGCACCATGCCTGCGAGGCGCATGCAGTCGGCGCGGCCATGGCCAGCGGCAAGCCGCCACACGCCTGGTACGCCCGCTGGGTCAAGGCCCTGCTGCAGATCCACGAGCGCCTGGACCCGACGATTGCGCCCATCGTGCGCCGCTGCGCCGGCCTGGCCGCCGACCTGGCTGCCCTGGGGGGTGACGCCATCCCAGAAAGCACCGCAGCCCAGGACTACGCCGACTCGCTCAACGACGAGCTGGCCCTGGCCGGCGCGGCCTATGTGCTGACCGGCGCCCACCTGATGGGCGGCGAGATCATGCGCCGACGCCTCGAAGGCTACCCGACCCAGCATCTGGTCTGGGAGGACCGCAAGGCCGCGCTGGCTGTGCTGGGCCAACTGCGCGAGCGCACCGACATCGTGGAGCCGGCTCGCGCCTGCTTTGCGGCCTTGCTGGCCATCATGGACGAGATCCATCGCCATGAGCCATGACTTTCGCATCGTGCGCTGTGCGCTGACCCACCAACTGATGCGCGGCCTGGGCCTGAAGTCCTGGCCCAGCCCCTGGGGCGTGCTCTATGTGCGCCCTGGCTGCGAGCACGACGAGCGTCTGATCCGGCATGGCCGCTGTCATCTGCGCCAGATGGCCAGTGACGGCTGGTGGCTGTTCTACGCGCTCTACCTGTACTGGCTGGTTCACCTGGGCCACGACGGCAACCCCTATGAAATCGAGGCGCTGGACGCCGAAACCACATCGAAAGGCGTTGCATGAGCTCCCACCACGATACCGCCGCCGAGTCCATCGGCACCATGGTTGCCAAGGCTGCCCCGCCAGCCAGTGTCTCGATTGCCACCATCGTCGGGGTGCCCGTCTCCGAGCTGGTGCTGTGGTCCACGCTGATCTACACGATCCTGATGATCTGCCACAAGGCGCTGACGATCTGGCGTGAACTGCGCGAGCCGACCTGCAAGCAGGAGTCGTGATGCACTGGATGATCTGGATCATGTGGCCGTACTGGCTGCAAAGGGGCTGGTGGTGATACGCCGGCTACCCGTCGCCGCGCTGGTGCTCAGCGCCTCCACGCTGGTGGGCATCGCCGGCTGGGAGCAGTACCGCGCTGACGCCTACCTGCCGACGCCGCAGGATGTGCCCACGATTGGGTGGGGGTCCACCGTTGGCGTGCAGCTGGGCCAGCGCACCACGCCTGACCGGGCTCTGGTCCGACTACTGGCTGACGCCCAGCGCCATGAGCGCGAGCTGCGTGCCTGCATGGGGGACGTGGCGCTCTATCAACACGAGTGGGACGCCTACGTCAGCTGGGCCTACAACGTTGGCCCGGGCGCGGCCTGCAAATCGTCGCTAGTGCGCAAACTGAAGGCTGGCGACTATTCGGGCGCCTGTGCCGAGCTGCTGCGCTGGGACAAGCAAGCTGGCCGCACCCTGCCAGGGCTGACCAAGCGCCGACAGGCCGAGTTTGAGACCTGCATGGGGAGCGCAACATGACCGCACGCATCCTGGTGATCACCCTGGCCCTGCTGGCCGCCGCCTTGCTGCTGGGCTGGGCCGTATGGTCGGACGGCCGCGATACCGGCCGCTACGAAATCCTGAAGGAATGGGACCAGCAGCGCCTGGCCGATGCCCAGGCCAACGCGGCCGCAGCCCGCCGCGCCCGCCAGGTGGAAGCCGACTTGCAGGCCCGCTATGAACGAATGAGGAAAGCCCATGCTGAAGAACTGTACCGGCTCCATCGTCGCCATGCTGCCACTGTTGACAGCCTGCGCCACCGCCCCGAGCGCCCCGCCGACTATGTGCCCGCCGCCGCCCCGGCTGCCCAGCTTGAACCCGCTGCCGGCTGCGGCGCAGATCGACTTTTCCGCAACGATGGCGAGTTTCTTGCAGGGCTCGCTCGCAGTGCAGACGAGGCCGTCGCCAGCCTCCACGAGTGCCGAGCCGCCTATGAATCCGCCCAAGGAGTGAACTGATGGCCGTGATCCGATGGACCAGCTTTGCCGGCGAGAACCGGGCAATCCACCCCAAGCTGCTGCCCGACGCCGTGGGCACGCTCTCGCGCAACCAGAAGCCAGGCCGAGGCGACCTGCGTGCCTGGAAGGCTCCCGCCCAGGTGGCCACCGTGCCAGCCGGTCGCCAGACGATCTACCGCATGGGGCGCGACGTGGCCAGCGACTCGACCTACTGGCTAAGCTGGACGGGCACCGTGCATGCGGTGCGGGGCTTCGATGCTGCCGACACGACCGAGCGCACCTACTACACGGGCGACGGCATCCCGAAGTTGACGAGCAACCTGTCGCTGGACGGAACGGACCCGCAGGACAACCCCGGCACCAACTGGCGCCCCATGGGCTTGCCGGCCCCGTCCGCCGCCTGCACGCTGACAGCAACAGGAGGCTCGGCCACCACGACGGAGGTCTACTACTACGTCTACACCTACGTCAACGACTGGGGCTGGGAGAGCGCGCCCAGCCCGGTCAGCGCCATGCTGACCCGCAAGCCAGACGCCACGACGACCATCACGGGCTTCTCGGCAGTGCCCACGGGCAACTACAACGTCAACCGCATCCGCATCTACCGCACCCAGACGGGCACCAGCGGCACGACCGAGTTCTTCTTCCTGCGCGAAGTGACCTATGGCACGACCAGCACGACCGACGACAACCGCGACCTGGGCGAGGTGTTGCCGACGACGACCTGGCTGCCGGCTCCTGGCCTGCCGATAGGCAACGGCGCGACCGAACCCACGCTGAGCAACCTGACCTCGCTGTGGAACGGTATGCTGGCGGGCATCAGTGGCAACAGCGTGCGCTTCTGCGAGGCCTACACCCCCTACGCCTGGCCGATTGCCTATGACGTGGTGCCTCCTGACTCCAAGCCGGTCGCGCTCGGCGTGTTCGGCCAGTCTCTGCTGGTGCTCACCACGGGCCGCCCGCTCCTGGTGGCCGGCTCCAACCCGGAAGCCATGGACCAGCAGCCGCTGGAAATGCAGCAAGGCTGCATCGCGCCGCGCTCGGTCGTGAGCATGGGCACTGGTGTGGCTTGGGCCAGCGAGGACGGCTTGTGCTGGTACGGCTCGGGCGGTGCCCGCATCCTGACTGCTGGCCTGATGACCCGAGAGGACTGGCAGGCGCTCAAGCCCGAAACCATCATCGGCAAGATGTACGAGGGCCTGTACTTCGGCAGCTACGACGACGGCAGCGGACGCAAGGGCTTCATGATCGAGCCCGGCAACCCGCAGGGGATCTTCTTCCTGGACACGGGCTACGCCGGGATGCACTTCGATGAGCTGCGCGACCAGCTCTATGTGCTCGACGGCACGGCCATCAAGAAGTGGGATGCCGGTGCAACCATGACCTACCAGGCCAGGAGCAAGGTGTTCCGGGCACCCAAGCCGCTGAACTTCGCTGCTGCCGAGGTGGTGGCCGACGCCTACCCGGTGACGTTCAAGCTCTACGCGGACGGCGTGCTCAAGCACACCCAGAGCGTGACCAGCCGCAGCCCGTTCCGGCTACCAGGCGGCTTCCTGGCACTGGATTGGCAGATGGAACTGGATGGCACTCAACCCGTGCAGGGCTGCGCCCTGGGCACGAGCATCACGGAGCTGGCCCAAGCATGAGCGACAACCGCACTGACCTCCCCTCCCCGAGCGCACCCAACTTCAACCAGCGCCTGCGCGAGACGATCCAGACCTACCTGGGCCGGCAGGGCAACCCGCTGGACCGCGGCCTGACCCTGCGCGACCTGACGGAAACAGGCCTCCTGAAGCTGCGCGATGGCTTCACGCTCAAGTCTGGCGGCGGGTCGAGCACCTTGCCGCTAGAGCCTGGCCCCAGCCTGGCCGACGAGCCGGACCTGACGCCGCCACCCACGCCCACGGGGTTGACCGCCACGGCAGCCATCAGCCACATCATCATCGAGCACGACGCGCCGGTCTATACCCAGGGTCGAGGCCATCTGCGCACGCGCCTGTACGGCAGAATAGTCAACGCGGGCGACCCGCTGCCGACGTTTGCGGATGCGGTGGAAATTGCACAGTTCGACGGCTCGGTCTACGCCCACCCCAGCAATCCGGCCACCACCTGGCGCTTCTGGATCAAGTGGGAGACGATAGACAACGTGCTCAGCATTGATCCGGAAGGTGGCACCAATGGCGTCGAGGTCATTACGGGCCAGGATGTCAGCAAGCTGGTGTTTGCCATGACCGGACCAGGCAATCCGTTCAAGGTGGTGACGGAGCAGTTGACGCTGCCCGATGGCACGGTGGTGCCGGTCGGCACCTACACGGCGGATGGCTTCATCCACAATGGCCAGATCACCAACGCGAAGATCGCCAACCTGGCTGTGGACGATGCCAAGATCGCTAACCTGTCTGTGAGCAAGCTCGACGCAGGATCGCT